AACTGGAACCCGCCCTCAACCGTCCGCCACAAGCCAACGCGCACGAGCTCGGCAGCCTCCGTCTCGCCGTCATATCGGCGCACGATCGACAACGGCACGAACCCGTCACGGCCGTAATCCGCAGACCACGAGCCACACAACGTCCACAATCCGGCGGCGGCCTTCGGCTCCTCTGTTTCAGCGACCTTGTCGTGCGAGTGGAACTTGTCATCGACCTTGAACCACATGAGTCACCTCCTAAATTTCTGGCGGTCCGGCAGGCTCACGCCCACCAGCCCGATCGAGCAGCCACCACGACCCATCCGGGTAGCCGACCTGTGTTGCTTCGGCGTGGAGGATCGTGTCCTCCGGCCAGCCCCGGTTTCGGAGTCGGATACCGCGGATCTCGAGCTCACGCCGGGTCGCTCCGGTCGAGTCCTCTTTCGCGTGGTTGCACGACCAGCAGACGCCGATCAGGTTCGACGGCACGTCAAGCGCTTTCGATCCGCCCATGCCGCGATTCGCACGGTGGTCGCAGTACTGCGCGCGGCCCGAGCATCCCGGCAGGCCGATGACACAGGCCCAGTCGTCACGCTCAAGTACGAGGTCGCGCACCTTCGTAGGGATCGCCATTAGAAGATTTCCTCCTCGATGAGCTCGCCCTCGATGACGTCGGGGGTGTCCTCCGGCTCGGCCGTCGCGGGCTCGGCAGCAGCGGCCGCCGCGGCCTTCTCGATCTCCGCCGCGCGGGATTTCAAAATCGACTGCACGCTGTGCCCATCAATCACGAGACCAAGCTCGCCCTTTTCCTGGCACTCGCCCCACACCTCGCGAAGCTTCTCGACCGTGCCGCACGCCGCAGCCGCCGCAGCCCAATCGACCGTGACTTCCTGCTTGACAGGCTCCGCCAACGGCGGGACCGGCGCAGCAGGACGCTCCGACTTCCCCGCCTGGTCCATTTCCTCCGCCGAATACAGGCCTGAGAGGTCCTGCGGGAACGCCTTCCTGAGCGCGAGCATCTCGGCGCACTTCGCGAGCATCAGCGCCGGCATCTTGTCCCACATGGGGGCCTTGCCACCGGGCCGGTACTGGTCAAGCGTCGCGACCGCGATCATCGGCTCCGCGAAGCCGTCACGGTAAACCCCCACACGGGCCGCAGCGGGCGGCTTTTTGTCGAGCCACACATCGACCCATGCGGTACCGTCTGCGGTCCACTGCGCGGCAGTCTGCCCGCGATACGCGCCCGACCGCTCAGCGACCAGGCGGGCACCGTCGATGGAGACTTGGATGCCCCACTTCCCGGCGCGCTGGATCGCGTATATCTGGCGTGCGACCGGGTCGAGGCCCGTACGAGCACAGTGCCGTAGAAACGCTTCGATCGTCGGGCGAGGAGCCCCCATGAGTCCGATGGACTGCGCGAGCGCTTTCTCCCCCTCAGTCCATGACTGCACGTCGCCGTTCGCCGGGAGCTTGGTGAGTTCGCCGCTCATGCTGCCTTCTCCTCGATAATTTCCTTCACCGTGAGACGGCCCTTCGACTGTTTGAGTTCGCGTACCGTGTACCGGTCAGCCAGCGTGTTCTGCCAGGCCGCCTGCGCCGCCTGGAGCGCATCCCAGAGTTCCGGCCGCTCCTGCTTCGCGCGCTCCTCGTCAACACGCAGAGCGGGCTTCATGCCGTTGCCGCCGAACGACACCTTCACCTGGTCGAACCGCTTCGAGTCGAGCGATTCCGAGATATGCCGGTCACCAATCAGCCGGCGTAACTCTTTCTCGGCTTGCGCGGCCCGCAGCCGGTGGAACGCGAACTTGTCTGCCTGCACACGGATGTGCTGCAACTCCCGCTGCGTGAATGGCTTCTCTCCGTCGAGCTCCGCGAGGAACCCGTCCGCGAGCTCACGCAGATACGCGATCCGGTCGTCGTCGCGTTCGATCCACGCGACCTTGTGCGGGAGCGGCGTCGGGTTCGGCCACGCGTCGTCGTGCTGTTCCCACACGAACAGCGTCTTCGTGGCGCCGGTGACGAGCATCTGCCACTGCATTTGGTCGTAGTAGCCGGAGCGCTCGAAATGCTCCCCGCCTGGGGTGAGGTCGTGCTTGGTGGTCTTGATCTCGCCGACCATGATGTCGCCGGTGAGGTCTTCACCGAGGCCGTCAGGGGATGCGAGGTAGCGGGGGTTCTCCGCCGCGAAAAACACGCGATCCTCCGGCGAGATTCCTGCACCCGCGAGCACCTGCCCAAGCACAGGTTCGCGCCGGTTGCCCCACTCCGTGTACTGGCTGCCGCGGAACTCTGACGGGGTGCCGCGCTTCTCCGCGAGGAGTTGCTTACGGAATGCTGCGCCGCCCTTCACGAGGTCGCGCACATTCGTCGCGGTGATGCCGAGGGCACGCTGCGCCTGCCAGCCCGCGAAATCGTGGTCTTTGCTCACACCAGCACGGGCGAGCACATCCTGAAAAATGGTCATGTCTGTCTCCTAAAAACCTGGGTTGGGGTGCTCACCGTTGATGAGTGCGACGAAGTCGGCGAGCGTGCCGATAAACCACTGCTTGCTTGGGTCGGTGGTGCCGCGACGCTTCGCGACGACGAAGCCTGCGAGGGCGTCATCATTCGCCGCCTCGACCTGCGCTTCCGTTGTCCACGCGACGGGCTCGAGCCGGCCGCCGTAGTCCTTGCACTCGAGGACGATGCGCTGCCCCATGTGGCGGAGGCCGGCGATGTCGCCGCGGTCTTTCGCGCCGGTTTTGACGCGGCGGTCGATTCGGTCGTCGATGGTTTCAGCGAGGTAGTCGGCGATCTTGCGTTCGAACGCGGCGCCGGCCTGTTTCGCTGAGGCTCGGCTGCGGGTCACTGGTCGACCTCTTCCCGCCATGCCGTGAGTGCGAGCCATGCCAGCAGCGCCATGAGCATGAGCGAGCAGAACAGATTTGACGGGTTCACGGTGAGGCCGTAGCCGCCGAAGATCGCGAGCAGGATCAGCAGCAGGGTCGCGATCTTCTTCACGGCCGAAGTCCTTTCAGGTGGTCGTAGTTGGGTGTGGCGGCCGCCGTGTAATAGCGAGGCCGGTGGTCGCAGCCGTAGACGAGTGGCAGCGGCTGCAGATACGTGTCGACATCAGGCGGGAGGGTGAGTGCCTGGTCGCGGGCGTCGACGAGTGCCTGCGCCAACGCCCAGAGACGTTGCAAGGTCACGCGACCACCCCCGGCAGAGCCCAGAGCAGCGGATAATCCACATGCTCCATGTGGTGATGCCGGGCGATCCCGTCGCCCGAGATCGGCCCGAGCACCGGCCAGACGCCGTCGAGACAGATCACGTCCAGCACGGTCATGACTCGGCCTCCGGTTTCTCGAGCTCGTCACACAGGTCATGCAACGAATCAGCCAGCGCACGCGCCTCCGCGATCGACAGGTCACGGACACCAGTCGCGAACCGGCCAAGATCGACCGTCACCGTGATGGGGAGTCGCTTGATCAGCGACGGCTCCACAGAGAACTTCGGCAACTTGGACATCACGCCACCTTCTTTTCGTTCAGCCACGCCTCAACGTCGGCACGTTCATAGCGAATCGCGCGCCCCAGCCGGTAGAACGGGGGGCCCTGCTCGCCACTACGCGAGTGGCTACGGCGGGCACGCATCTCGTTCAACGTGGACGCCGGGATGCGGTAGTAGTCCGCGACCTCTGCTTCGGTCAACAGCTCAGACATCAGGCCACCCCTTCGAGCGGGAGGGACTCGGTCACCCAGCGCTTGAACGCCTTCGCGCCTGGAACTCGGGAGCGGAGGGCCGCCGAGTAGATGCCGCTCTCCGAGATGACGGCCATGAGCTGGACCCCGCCAAGGGTGTGCAGATTCTGCACCCCCTTCTCCTCGTCGTCGAGAATGCGCGTGAGTGCGGAAGTCGCTGAGTACCCGAGCACAGCCGCGACGTCGGCGGCGACGAACCATGGCTCGCCATCGATGGTCAGGGTCCGCACCTCGTGCGACCCAAAGTTGAACGGTACGATTTGCATAGTGAGGCCTCCTTTGCCTCCATGCCCCCGGTGAACTAGTCCTTCGCGCGGGGGCGCTTTCATGTGTTAGGCGGCTTGCGCCGAGGGCTCGGTGCGCTTCGGCTCGACGTAGGCGATTTCGCCGAGGCCGTACCCGAATGCCTGTGAGATACCGGCGAGTATCTGCGCGGTCGCGACGCCGGAACGCTTCGCCTTGTTGAGGACCGGGGCGCTGACGCCGATGGCTCCCGCGAGCGCGGTTTCGGTCTGGAACCCGTGTGCCTTCTGTAGGCGGTCGAGGAAGCCGGGACGGAATCGGATGGTTGCGGTCATGTTCACCTCCTGAGCGGTTCGTTTCTCGTTGTGTTTAAGAATCTAGACGTCCTGTTTAGCTAATGTCAAGCGTGTAGTTTCCCGGATTGCTTGACATGAGCGACCCGCGTTAGACAGACTGTTTACATGCCTGATAAATCAACGCAAGACGGCCTGTTTGAGTGGTACGACGAGACGACCGGTGGCGACAGCATCAACGCGATCGCGCAGCGCTCCGGTGTATGGCAAGCCACTCTGAATCGTCAGGTCGCCGGCCGGAATCTCAGCCCTGAGACGGTGGTCAAGATCGCGCGCGCTTACGGCGTGAGCGTGCTCGACGGCCTCATTGCGCAGGGGCTCATCAGCCCGATCGATGTCGCGACCACCGCGGCGCTTGACGCGCTCATGGACGCCACAGACGAGCAACTGCTCGGTGAAATCGCGCGCCGCCTCATGGACGCGAGCGACGAGCATGACCGCCTTCGTGAGCCCGCCGACAACGTCATCCCGGCCGACAACCGCTTCGGCGCGTTCCATGCCCCTGAAGGCGTCGAGCGCGACCTCGAGGAGTACGTAGCCGACGTGCGCCGTGACCACAACGACGACCCGACCGAGCCCTAATGTCGCTGGCTGGCGTCACCATGACCCCATGTGGAGCCCACATGATCACGCCACCAGCCACGGAATCACCGTCACCTACGACGACATCGCTGAGCGTGGCCGCTACTATCCCGGACGGCAACTCATCGTCCTACAGCCCGGCATGCACTCCGTTGTCGAGCGCTGCACGCTCGCACACGAGCTAGGTCACCACTACACCGGCGCGAGCGAATATCGCGCCGACCGATGGGCTGCCGATCACCTCCTCCGCGCCGAGGCGGTCGTGCAGTGCGCCATCGACTATCCCCACCACCCCGAGAAGTGGGCTGCCGCGCTTGCCGTCATCCCACGCATGTTGAAGATCTGGCTATCCATTCCCACTAATTACGCGCACGCAGAACAGCTCTGGCGCGACACCGCTTGAAAGGCCCCACCATGAACAAGTCCCTTGCTGCTCTCGCCGCCGCCGCTCTGCTGCTCCTCGTGGGATGCGCGAGTGAACCGAGCGAATCGAGTGAAGCTGCGCCGACTCGGACTGAGAACGTCGAAGAGGTCGAGCCCATCACCGAGAGCACGGCATGCTCTTACGCAGAGGCATACCGAACCGAGATTCAGGACGGCAACTACGACGACGTGCAGGACTTGATTTTTGAGCTCTCCGTGCGCGCCGCCGCCTCCGACATCGACTCCGACCTCGCGCAATATCTCCGATACGCCGCGAACTCGTCACTCAACACCGAGCCTGGCGATGACGGCTACGACGTGCTTGTCGGCCTCAACCTTGCCGTCAGTCAGTGCGCGAATCTGTAGCGCACCATGGCCACGATCACCAAGTACGAGACAAAAGCGGGCCCCCGCTACAGAGTCCGCTACCGCAAACCCGACGGCTCGCAAACCGACAAGCGCGGCTACATCCGCAAGAAGGACGCCGCCGCATTCGCCGCGACCGTCGAAGTCTCGAAACTCACCGGCTCATTCGTTGAAGCTGCCGCCGGCCGCGCACTCATCAGCGAGCTCGGCGACACCCGCGACAAGAACAGAGCCGCGACCCTCAAACCATCCACCTGGCGAGTCGAGCACTCCGAATGGCTCAACCGCGTCAAACCGAAGTGGGGGAACTGGGCAGTCTCGAGCGTGCGCACAAGCGACGTCGAAGCGTGGATCGCTGAGCTCGCCGCCGACTGCAGCCCGAGCATTGTGCGGCGCTGCCACGGCATGCTGCACGGCATCCTCGCGACCGCTGTGAAAGACCAGCTCGTCGCCCGGAACGCGGCCGCCGGCGTCGCGCTGCC